TCACCTTTCTAGCTTCAGAGCTGCCCTAGCGGCTGCTTTGATGTTTCGCTCGGCGGCCTTGGTCGGGTTGCCTTGTTTGTCGAATGGCCAGACTGGACGAGCTGCAATTTTGCCGTCCTTGGTGCCGAACTGATGGACGGCGGCCAGGCTTTCGTCGCCGGCGCGGCGGTCGCTGCCGACGGTGACTTTTGTGCTCGTAACCCGAACGACTCGCGGGCTCTGGGCAAGAGCGCCGCTCCGAATGAGAGGCTTGGAGCCGTAGCCTTTCCGCTTTTTGGCGGCGACGGTGGCGGCTTTCAGGGGGGGCCAGGTCGAGGGCCTGAGCCTGGCTTGCGTGAAGGCTCGCAGAGCCATGCTGACCACGGTCAACCCCATGGCTTCGAGCGCCTTTTTTGGGTTCTTTGCCCGCTTGACCCGTGCCGCCAGGTCAGTACCAAGCACGTCACGAGTTTTTGTCAGAACGATTTTCATTAAGGTAGCGGTCAAGCTCTTGAACTGGTACGTCGAACCATCGCCCTTCTGGCATGTCCATTGGGAAAACTTGATATTCTCCCACCTCAACCCCCGCCTTCACCTTAATATTTACCACTCCGATGGCGAGATCATCCGGCCAGACCGGCACACGGTCACAACACAAAAGTCTGTCACCTAGCGCGGCAAATCCCTTCTTTTGAGCTAGATCAATAAACCGTTTCTGGCTGGAGAAAAAAAGGGTCATTGATAAAGTCCTTTCAAAGCAAGATAGATGTCTTCACGCGCCTCTGGCGACTTGGACCAAACGGCAGCCATTCTATTCGCGTCTGCGAGGAGTTCAAAATTCCTCGTCGGAAATTCCAGTCCAAGATGAGTCGCTTCCTCCGCAAAGCCATAAATGCGGCCCATGTAAACCTCCCACCACTTGTCAGTCTTCCCGGTCACCCCGTAGTTTCCGAGAACAGTCACCGCATCGTTGGCAGTGCATGCTTCAAAATGAGCCTTGATCTCCTGCACCCATGGGTGAGTGCCGGGCAGCTCGCGATGCAACCAGTGTGTGAGCTCATGAAAGATCGTCTGCCTGGCCTTTTGTGGGGTCCGAAGAGTCAGGCCGCCAAGTTTGATGGTTCCGCTGTTGTATTCGCCATAAACAGCCAGCCAGTCGGCGACGATGATGCGCAGAGGGGGGAGTTGCGCCACCACCGCCGGCGGGAGAAAATTCATAAATTCCTGGGTCTGCTTGCGAATGAAAGATTTGGTGAGAAACCCCTTCGAGTGAGCGCCCGAAACGGCGGTAAGTTTTGCGCTGACTTTGACTGGCTTCAGCTCCTTCAGCTCTTCAATCAAAGCCTCCGCCTGTTTCACCGTAATCGGCTTCTTACGGTCGGCGATTCCGGCAATAGCAAGAGCGTCATCCAGACTGGCGCTCACGGCTGGAGCGCCTGGCAATGGCGAGCCTTTCACATTTTTCACTTTGCTTGCCTTGGCCCCATTCAGCCAGGCCCAGACGGTCCGGCCGTCGTCAAGCTTCGTCGCTTGCGTCTTACGCTCGAACTCTGCCCAGGTCGGGTCGTCGTAGCGGCTGCGGAGTTGGGCGACGGGAAGGGTCAGAGCATCGGGGTCGAAGACAAAACCGTCGAGGCGACCCTTCTCTCGGTCGCTTTTGATGTCGAGCTGCTGTCCGGCGGCGTTAAAGATGCGGCCCTGCTCGACCATCCTCAGCGCCGAGCCTTCGAGCACGCTGCGTTTTTCGGGAGGCAAGATGTCATCCTCCTTGCGCAGGTCTTCGACCTCTTCTGGCAGCAGCGGGGCCTTCCGACAGCGACAGCCCCACTGCCAGGGCGGACTATGATCCGCCCAAAAAGGCGAGTTGGCGGGCGCAACCTTGCCATTCAGGGCCGCATGGCCGGGGCGAACCTTCTCGTCGTCAAGGGTCAGGTATTGCCAGAAGGGAAACACGTCCTCCTGGGCGCGCATGACGCGATGTTGAGCGACCTGGTAGGCTTGAAAACCGTGAGTGCGAAGCAGCAGCTCGGCGCGGGCCTTGGAGGCCTTGCGGCTGTCGTCTTCCTCGTCGCTGGCGAGCCAGGGGCCGATTTTTTCGACAATTTGTTTCTTGGCGACCTCCCAGTCGAGCCCTTGCGGCAGCTCGGCGAGGATGGCGCGCACCTCGGCAACGACATTCGCGTCTTCGATGCCGGTGATGAGGAAGGAGCGGGCGCGCAGCTCGGGCAGCAGCCCGTCAAAGACCTCCCTCGCAACGACGGGCTTGTCAGCAATCCACTTCGCGGCCTCGTCGTGAGACGCGGGCTCGGCGAGGAAGTTGTCAGGAAGGGCCATGACTCACTCTGCCTCGTCGTCGCTTTCGTCGCATTCATTCACGGCGCTGGATAACGCAGCGTAGCGATACCGGTCGATGCGGTCTCGGGTCCAGAAAGCGGGTTTGTCCTCTCCAAGCTCAGTGCGCTTGAAGTGTTCGATGAGGCTGGCGAGATCTACGAGGATCGTCCGTGTGGAAATGAGGGAGCCGCGCACAAAGCCGGCCTTAACGAGGTTGTAAATGGTCCGGTAGGAGCAAGGCAGGCCCATTTCGCGGTGAAGAGTCGAGGTCAGACGCACCATTTGATGCCAGGTCTCGGGGACCAGGGCAAAATGGCCATTGGCCTGCTTGGCAAGCCGGCACATCACATACTTCGGCACGCCGCCTACCTCAAACGCGGGCAGCTCGGCGACGCGGCCGGGCATGAACTCGACGCGCACGCGAGCGCCTGGCTTGGCGGGGATGGCGGTGACAGCACTCATGCGAAAAGTTCGAGTTGAGTGCCCAGCGCGGCGGCCTGGCGCTCGGTGAAAAACGTCTCGGCCTCGGCCAGCGTGAGGGCGCGATAGACGCCCTCGCGGTCGTGTTTTTCTTCATTCACGCAAACCGCGAAACCGAGCTGGACCAGCTCAGTCATGCGTGGCCTGACGGTGAGAATGTCGAGACCGCATTCGCGGGCCAGCTCGCGGGTCGTGCAGGGGCGGTGATGGGCGAGATGCTCCCAGACGGAGAGCCTCAGCGAAATGAGCTGGCGCTGCAGGTCGCGGAAGGTCGAGTTGCGAAAGTCAATGGGCTTCATGCGTCGATGAGTTGGTGAATTTCCAGTTCGGCGAGCCAGGTCTCGCCGCTCGGGGTGATGGCATAGACCTGGAACTCGGCCAGCCAGCGGGCCAGACCGGCGGAGATGAGCGCGCCGAGCTGCGTGCGATGCATTTGACGGGCCTCGGCCAGCGTCAGGGGCCGCGACCGCAGGAATTTGAGCAGATCGCGGGCATGCGGGCCGCAGCGCGAGTAATGCAGCCCCGCGGCTTTGCATTGCTTCATGAAAATGTCTGCCTTGACAGGACGGGTGGTCTTCATGACTTGAATAGCTCCCTCCAGAGCCGGGCGGCCTCGGCAGCGTCCATGACCTCGGCGGGCACAGTCTTCGCCAAGGTCGCGGATGCGGTTTTTCTCGGGCGGAGGCTGCTGCTCTGGCGGGCCTCGCGGGCGAGGTTCAGGTCCTCCTCAAAATTGTCCGGGCGGCCGATGATGTTGGCGAATTTCAGCGCGCCCTCGTTGCGCTCACCCTTGCGAATTTTGGCGCGGAGATAGCCGATGACCCGGGCGAGGTCTTCGGGGGTACATTGCCAGCCGCCGAAAGCGCACCAGTCGCGCCAGGTGTTCTCGCGGGCGAGGTTGTAGGCGATTTCGTAGCCCGTGCGCGCCACATAGCAGGCGTGCAGGTCCTTCACGAGCGCCATGGCGTTTGGCGGGATCATGCGCGGGCCTCCTTGTGTGCGTTTGGAGCCTGCCAGCGTGCGCAGGCGGGCCATTTGAGACGGATGTCCGAGCCGGGGCCGTGCGTCGCTTTGACGAGTCGGCACTTGTAAAACGTTTTCGAGCCTCCGCAGAGGCCGTAGCTGTGCGCGCAGGTTCCGCAGGTCTGGCCCCTCGGCCCTGAGCCGATGGGAGCGGCGTTCCCCTTCGGCTGGCCGCGTTTCGCCTTTGCTGGCGGCCGCATGGGCTGGTTCCAGAGATCGTTCATGCCCCGGCCCTCCGCTTGTTTTTGGAACGGTTCGCGGCTGAGCCGATGCCGGCCTTCGCGTTCGCGTTGTTTTGAATCGTGTAAAAGATCGTCCAGAGCTGCTTGGCGGTCAGACTCGACAGCTCGGCTCCTTTGTAGAAACGAGCAGCCAGCGTGTGCGCGTAAGCGGCGGGTGTGCCCGCCTTCCGGCACAGCTCCATGAGCTTGTACATGGCGATGGCCGCCGGCGCGGCCTGGGCTTGGGCGAGCGCCCGCTTCGCGGCATCGACACGGCCCCTCTCCTGAAGAAACGCAGCCTGGATGTGCTTGAAGTCGCCGAGCGATGCCCGCGAGATGCGCTGACCGCAGGCTTTGACGGCGACCTGCCGACGCCAGTCGTCGAGCTGGATACCGCGCAGCTCGCCCGCGTCGCGGAGGTGGTCATAGACGGACTCCGCCAGCTCGCTGAGCTTCCATTTCTGCCAGTTGCTCAAGGGTCGGGAGAGACCTTTTTCAGCATTCCGAGTCTCCTTGGACGGGGGAGAGGGATGCAGCAGCACGCCGGTTTTTGCGTGAGAGTCAGGATCGAAGGGGATGAAGCTCATGAGGGTCGTCCTTGGGGGTGCGGTTTGAAAAATTCCCTGGCGTGGCCGCCATCGTTTTTACTTGGTTCGTGGTCCGGGCTGGATCGTCATCGGTCAGCCTTCACCACTGCCCGCCGGATCGCGTTTCCGACTCCGGCCAGGCCAGGGCTGGCGTTCAGCGGCCTTGCGGCGGCTGAACGCCGGAAATGTCTTCGGGCGGTTTCGGGTCGTAGCAGTCGAGCCTTTCCGGCTCGGCATAATGAGAGACAGGCAGACCTTGTTCCCCGGCCTCGCGCCAAACCTCCTCCGTGAGAGCACGGCGGCAGGTCGTGAAGTGGTCACAGCCATGGCCGGGACAGAAGGTCATGTCACGGTATGATGTCATAGCCGGGCCTCCTTGGGGTCGGTGCTGACATCCAGCTCGGCGAAGAAGGTTTCTTCGTGAACCAGGCGGAAGCCGAGCTTTTGCAGCGGTGTTTTCCAGGTGGGCCACTTCGCGCGTATGGCCTCCTTGTCGATGGCGGGCTTGTTCCGCACGAACAGCTTGACCAGGCCGGGACGGCTGAGCAGGCGGGCGAGCAACTTTTTCTCCGTCGTGCCCTTGGCGGCCTTCACCGCGCCGCCGTTGTCGCGGTAGCCGATTTCATGGCCGTCGAGCGTGGCGCTTTTGGCCTCGCCGAACAGCTCGGCGCGGTGAGCACGGGCGTAGAGCTCGACGGCGGCCAGCTCGGTCGTCGCCGCGTCCTGGTGCTGCTTGATTTGGTGCTCGAACCGGCCTTTGACGGCGGCCAGCTCGGCGTCCATCTCGCTCGTGAGTGAGCGGGCGAGGATGGTTTCGGCGCGGGCGACGCGCAGAGCGTCGCGCAGATCGTTTTCGTTTTGGAGAGTCTTCATGACGTGGATTGCGGGCGGGTTCAGTGATGGCTGCGCAGGACGTTCGCGGCCTGGCCGAGCGCGGTCAGGGCGACGACGGAGGCCAGCACCTTGCGGGCGGCCTCGGTGGGGGTGAGGATGATCTCACGGCGGCTCTCGCCGGGCTCGGTGGTGAGCAGCGCCAGCGCTCGCAGGCGGGCCACGATGCCGGTCAGGTCCGCCGGCGAGATTTTGAGAACGGCTGGCGGCGTGATGCAGCGGGCCGGGCCGTGCTCGCACAGCAGAAGCAGCAGGCGCGTCGCTGTGAGTCCCAGCTTCAGCCGGGCCAGTGTGTCCAGGCAGGCGGAGACAGCCGCGAAGGTGTCTCCGTGCGTGTCCAGCTCGGCGGTCGTCGCGGTCGCGGCGATGGCGAGATCGGGGAAATCGGAAAGCCGCAGCGCGGTGTCACGGCGCGACTGCATCGTTGCCAGCAAGGGTTGGCGCGTCGGAGGAGGAAGAAGGTGGATGCTCATGGGTGTTCTCAGTATGCGGTTCTCAAATCACTTGCGGTTGCGGCTCTTGAGCTCGGCGGTGGTGACGAGCTTCACGTCGTCCAGGGTGAGGTGGGGCTTCTTCTTCGTGGCCTTGTTGAGCCGGACGACGCACTCACGCACGAAGGCGAGGTTGCCGTTGTTGAGCGCCGCCTCGGCTAGCTGGTGCGCGGCGTCCTTCGTGCTGCCGTTGAGCGCCGGGACGCGACGGGACAGGATGAGGGCGACATCCTCCTCGCTGAGCGTGCCGAGATGAATGCGGGCCAGCAAACGATTACCGGTGAGCTGGCTGAGGTCGTCCCAGTTTTCGCGTTCAAGGTCGCGAAACAGGCGGGGGTGGCAAAGCAGCACGATCTTGGTCGCGGTGCGGTTGAGTATCGTCTTCACGACGCGCAGGCAGCGCACGCCGAAGTCATGAACCTCGTCGATGATGAACACGAGCGGCCGTTCGCTCAGCACGTCGCAGAGCTTGTCCAGACGCGCGGCCTGGCTGCGTCCGCCGTCGGCGCGGCCCAAGGCTTTGAGCAGCTCGCTCAACATCGCGTTCGGGCGGTCGCCCCAGCCGGCACTGGCTTCGATGGTGAAGACGCTCTGGACCGGCGTCATGGCGTTGTATTTGGCGGCGATGATGCGCCCGGCGCTCGTTTTTCCGGCTCCGGTATAGCCCTCGACGATGATCAGCTTGGCGTTCGTCCGCGAGAGTTTGAGCCGCGTGAACTGGCCGCGCACGGCCTTGGCGGTGCTGAGGTCCTCGTAAAGCGGGTCGGCGTCGGCGCGGTCGTCGCTGACCGCGTTCATGACCGCCTTGTACTTGTCGAGCCAGGCGTCGGCCTTGATGTCGTCCCAGCGGCCCTCGCAGATCCGCGTGAAGGTCTTGTCGCTCCCGAGGTCGGGATGCTGCTCGATGAGTCTGCGCAGGCTCAGGTCTTCCGTCTCGGCGTGCTCTTTGAGGAGTAAAGCGATGCCGCGCAGCTCCTGCTGCGCTGTCTCCGTGTTCGTGGTGGCGGTTTCCGCCGTGGTGTGTGTGCTCATGTTGTTGTTGTTGGTTTGGCCCGCCTTCACGCCGCCTGGCGTGTCGGCGGGAAATTCAGCGGCCGAGGGCGCTGCGGTCCCATTCGACGACTTCAAAGCCCAGCGCGGCGGCGGCGGACTTTACCTGGTACTGAAAAGGCCGGCGGTCCGAGGGGTCGTCTTCGACGCGGGCCAGAGAGGCGCGGGTTTCGATGTCGCAGAGCTCGCAGCTCAGCTCGTCAAATTCACTTAGTTCAAAAAGGGCGAGTACGGGCTTCATGCTTCGATGAGTTCGATGTTGGAGGGTTGCGTTTGGCGGCGGCCAAAGCCGAGGGCTTCGCGTTCGTCGTCCTCGTCAAAGTCGGCGATGTCGTCGCGCTGTGTGCTGCGTGGCACGACGCGACCCTCGCTGAGGCCGCCGCGATTGCGCGGGGCGGGCTCGTCGGCCCTGATGCGGGCCGGTGTGGCAGCGCCGCCCTGGGCGACGGCGAGCGCGTTTCCAAGGCCGTCCTGCGCATGAGAGCGACGGCGGCCGTCGAACTCCGTCCCGGCGATGAGGGCGCGGTATTCGCGCCGCGATTGCGCGCTCTGGCGCTTCTGGCCGCCGCTGTGCGCGCCGCGTCCGCTGAGGTCTTCCTGCGGCGCGTCGGCCATGTGATCGGCCACGCCGATGCGTTCGAGCCAGCGCCAGCCGTCGCGGTTGCGGGCGCTGCGGTCGCGGTTGAAGACAAGGCAGCCTTCCCAGGCTTGACCGGGATGAAAGGCGATCATCACCTCGTGCCCATCCACAAGATGAGCGGCCCCGATGCGGCTGCCGCCATTCACGCGGAAACGGAAGCTCAGCGGGTAATGCTTGACGCTCACCTCAATGAGGCCCTTCCACACGCGGGCAGGCATCTTAACGGGCAGGAAGCGCCAGCGCTCGTTCTGCGGACACGGCCGCTTGACGTGCTGGGTCCAGAGCTCGGCGGGTGTGAAGGTGAGGTTGCCAAACGTCTGCCGCTGCTTCGGCCGGGTGGCAAAGAGCCGCATGGCCTGCATGACGTGCTCCGCGCTCGCCTCAATGCTCCAAAACTTCGCCAGCGCGTCGGCGTCGCGGTCGGCGCGCAGCATGAGGCGTGTGGCGGCCTCAAACTCGCCGCGTGTGCGGCCGATGCTCAGCGCGCGGCCGTCGCCGCCGTGATCCATGAGACTTTGCAGCAGGTTGAAGCAGCCTTCGATTTCCTTGCCGCGGCTACTGTGCTTTACGGCGAGTTTCACGATGGCGTCGAGGCCGCCAAAGCGCTCGGCCTCGCCGTCGTCGGTGAACTCGTTCGGGATCGGGCAGCCGAAAATGAAATTGTTGTTCCAGCGCCCGCGTTCGATGCGCCAGACGAGGGGCAGGCCATGGTCATCGACCAGGCTGGCAAAGTGGTCGGCGATGTCCTCGGCGCGGTAGCTGTCGCGGTCGCGGCCGATATGCGTGCAGCCGAGGAAGTTCAGCGAAAACGCATCCGTGGTGAAGATAGCCTGGCGTCCGACCATCTCGCGGCCGGCGGCGGCGTCGAAGAAGCGGAACGGGTCGTTCAGGCTCATGTCGTCCGAGCACCAGATCGCGCCCGCGAACCACGGCAGGCGCTGGCCGTCCTCTGCGATGAGGAACGCGCCGCGGCGCTCATGGCCGACGCGGTTGTCCCTGGCTTTGTGGCCGCGGAACTCGGCCTCCTCGTCTTCGGAGACGCGGCACGCGCGCTGCACACTCATGGGCCAGACGACGGGCTTGCGCGCCTCAACGTAGCCCTGCCAGTGCTTGCGCAGCGCGGCGGCGGTCGAGGCGCGAAGCTGCGCGCCTCGATCAAGCGAGGCGGCGAGCATGCTGCGCATCGCTTCGAGGTAGGAATGATCCTCGGCGGCCCCGGCCTCGGCCAGCGCGGCCTCCACGGCCAGCGGGATGCTGCCTTTAACCAGCCGCCAGAAGCGCAGGCGGCGGGACTCCTCCTCGCTCAGCTCGAACTTCGCCGGACGGCCCTTCGCCTTCGGCGGCGTAAATTCCCGCACGCCCGTCTGCGCGGCTTCGTTGCGCCATCGGTAGTAGTTCACAAACAACACTCCCGCCTCCGCGCAGGCACGACGCGTGTTCAGGCCGGTGGCCTTCAGAGACTCGACTTGCGAGAGCAGGAGGGCGCGGTCGGCGGCGGAGGTGGGGGAGCCTTGCATGAGGTTAAGCGGTTTGCAGTTCGCGCTTCGGCGGTGATCCGGGAAAATCTCCGGGGACGAGCACGGGCTTCTTGAAGTGCTTGCTCCATTCATCAGAGAGCCGGTAGCGCGTGAAGGCGCGTCCGGCGGGATGGCGGTCACCGGGCTTGATTGGCAGGTCGTAAACCTTCGGCGGTTGCTCGAAGAGCAAAGCCGTGCCGTCGCCAGGGCCGCCGAATAAATGGAAGGTGGTGGCCATCAGCGGCGGGTGCGGGTTTGCAGGCGGGAGCCGGGATGAATGGTGTGCCACGATTCGTCGCGGTAGCGGTTGCCCAGGCCGCGTGTCAGGCGGCGCTGCCAGCGCCGGGCCAGGGAGACGAGGAGCACAGCCAGCAGCGCCGAGACGGGCAGCAGCAGGACGGAGAGGGCGAGGTAATGAGCGAAGGAGTGCATGAGTTTGGAAAAGTGAGCCCTGGCCGCTGGCGAGGCGGCAGAGGGCGGGTTCTCGTCACAGGCTTTTCAGCCAGAGCTTCACGCGTTGGACGAGCGGCAGCCGGATCGTGACGGCGGCGTTCGCGTCGAACGTGTTCAGGACGTGGACGGCGCTGCTCGTCACGATCACCTGCGGCACGGGCCGCAGGATGGCCTGGACACGCTCACGGCGGAGCTGGGCCTCGGTCAGCGTGTCGCGTTCTTTGGTGAGGAGGGCCACCTGCTTGCGCAGGCGCTCGACCTCGCCGTCCTTCGCGCTCACGAACACCACTGGGGCGGCGGGTTGCATGGCGCGCAGGGTTTGTGCCGCCAGCGGCAGCCCCACGCGAGTGGCGAGAGGCAGGACCGGGCGGCTTTGTGTTTGGGTCTGGGTCTTCATGGTCTGTTTGGTTTGCCCTCCGCAGCTCGCAGGGCGGGGGAGGGAAATTCGGAGGTCACAGCCCGCCCGTGGCGACGTTCGCGGCGGTGTAGGCCGGTGACTGGCTGGCGGAGCGCAGGCGGCTGAGGTGCTCCCGCAGTTCCGCGACGAGTTCCGGCACGTCGGCCGGGTGCGCTTTGGCAAAGAGCTGGTCGAGCGAGTCAAGCACGGGCTGCAGGCGTTGTTTTGAGGTTGAGGACATGAGGGCGCGGGGAGGGTTCAGGTTCCGGCATCGGCGGCGACGAGCGCCTCGGCGAGCGCCTGGCGGAACTCATCGGGCCAGCCCGGCGTCTCCTCGTTCCCACGAATGCGGGCCACGATGAGTGTTTGCGCCTTCACCCGTTCCTCGGGCGTCCATTGAATGAAGTGCTTCGAGAGCCGCGTCAGGCTGGCGAGCGGCGCGTCGAGATGCTGGAAGCCCGTCGCGGCCTTGGGCTTGTCCACCGTCGCCTCCCCGCCACCGATGCCGGCGATCACCGCTCCCAGGCCGGCCCCGCCCCAGATCAGGTGCTCATACTTTTCCTTGCGGGCGGCGGCCTCAATGGCCTCCGGGCTGCCCGCCTTCGCGCCCGGCGCGAAAAACAACCGGTAAAGAGTCACCGCCTGGGTCACGGCATCGGCCGAGACGCCGAGCCGAAGGGCCAGCGTGGTGGCGTTGAAAACTCCGATTGAGTCGGAGTTTTTTGGGCGACCTTCGCCTGCCTCACAGACCTCGGGATGTTGCAAAACTCCCAGCCAGGCACGCTGGCCCTTGGTCCAGTGCCGCCGCCCGATGACGCTGGCCTCAATAATCTCGGCGGCGGCCTGCTTGGTAACTTCGATGAGGGGAACTTTAGTCCCCGCTTCGGTCTTGCCCGCTTTCGGGCTCTTCTTCGCCCACTCCAGGCGGTGCCTGCCATCCACGGCCACCCAGCGGCGGCCTTCGCGGTAAGCCTTGATCGGCTCCAGGATGCCCAGGGCCTCAAGCGAGTCATGCAGCGCCGTCCTCTCGCCCTCCAGCTCCTTGCCGATTTTTTTGACCTCAGGCTTCGCGCTGGCGGCGAACTTGGCGGCGACTTCGTGGATCATCGGCACGACCGCCAGCGCGGGAGCGATGCTGATAAGCGAGAGGCGTACCTGATGGACGGTGTGAGTCGTCATGCCACGCGCCCTCCCGTTTGAAGCTCCGCCCAGCACAGACGGGCGATTTTGCCGTAGTGCCGCGCTGAGCGCAGATTAACCCGGCGGGCGACGCCCGACATGGCGCGTGCGTCTTTGAGGCACTCCCTGGCCTTGTCGGCATTGGCTTGGAACTCACGCCGCCAACGAGGAGATGAAGATGAAAACGTCATAGTTCGCGGAACTTTGTTCTAGTTTTGGGCAGCAGAAAGCAGAGCATTGAATTTCAACTGGCTCGCCTCGGCATCGCGCAGATCGCGGGCGACGTCTTTTGCGGCATCCGCCATCTCAACCATGTCCATCAGATGAAAGACTGCTCTGGCAAAATCATAAAAGTCAGCACGATCTGCGGGTGGCAGGTCGTTGGTTGACGCAAGGGCCTGTTGGCAAAATCGAGCGGCGATCATCTTCATGCAGCAGGGGTGAGGAGGTGAGAAAGTTCGAGTTTCCGCGCCACCTTGCGGCGGATGCGCGGGAAGCGACCACGGTGAATGGAGGCGCTCACGCTTTCGCGCGGATGGCGGATTTTTTTAGCCAGATCGCTTACCGACCAGCCAAGTTCCACGAGGCGCTTGCGCGCTTCGATGGAAAAAATGTTCTTGTCAGTGGCGTTCACGGCTGTAAATTCGGTTTACGAATGTGAATACAAACGCAAACAGGAACAGAGTTCAAGAAAAAAATTCTCAAACTGGAAAATTTCACCATGCCCTCGGATATATTATCCCACCGACTCATCTCGTTCCGCGAGAGGCATGGCCTGACGCAGACCGACCTGGCATCCCTGCTCGGTGTCACACCGCGTTATGTCTCGACGCTTGAAAATGGATCGAAGGACATTGATCCCAACTCCTCACTTTTCCGGCTTTTTCACGCCTACGAGTTAGGTCAGATCGCCGTGCGCGGCGGGTTGAACCACGTCACGCATGAAGACCTCCAGCCTCATCGCGTTCCGCGCCGCGCCGATCTGCCAAACGTCGGCCTCACGGCACAGGACATCATCTCTCAAGCCAGGGCCGATCTTGCCATGATCGAAGGAGGTACGCAGTCCGAAAAGCGCCGCGCCTACCATTTCCTGCGCGAGGTCCACCTGCCAATGCTCGCCAGGACTCTCAAACTCGACTAAAAACTCCGACTGAATCGGAGTTTTTCCCCCATGAAACTCACCGCTCCCCTCCTTCTGCTTGCCGTCCTGGGCCCGTTAATTCCGATTGAGTCGGAATTGAAGCGTCCCGTCGGGCCGTGCGAGCCTTACGCTGAAAAGTGCCGCCACTGCTCCGACTGCTCGACGTGCAAACACTGCGCGGGCCTCGGCGGCAAGTGCTCCGTCTGCTGGAAAAAATAACCTCCCGCCATGAAAACACTGCGCACCGCCTGTCTCATCCTCGCCTTCGCCGCGGCCTGCGTCTGGGGCATTCACCGCCTGCAAAGCGGCGGTGAAACGGTCTCCGCGCCGCCGTCAGCCATCCGTGTCGATGCCGCTGTCGCCGCCAAGGTCGAAAGCGACCTCGCCGACCAGCGTATGAAGGCGCTCAAGGTGCCGGACCTCACGCCCGCCGCCCTCCAAGAGCTGATCCGCGACGTTTACGGCGTCGAAAGCAGCCGCTTCATCCAGCCGGACCTGCTCTGGGTCACGCTGCCGCCGGGAGCCAATGTGCAAGCCACTTGCCAGGCCATCGCCAACATCTGGGCCGCCCGCAGCGGCAAGCCCTGGGTGCGCGTGGAAAGCTGGCGCAACAACCAACGCCTCGCCCAGGCCACGGTGAGTGACGGTAGGCCCGTGACCCCATGAAATTCATCATCGACGACACGCCGCTCGACACGCTCACCGTCAAGTTCTGGCGCGACCAGCCAGGGCCGCCCTATCAAGGCAATGAACCGCCCGCGTGGGCCTGTCACATCGGGGCCAACCTCGCGGACGGCGTGGGCGGCGTTGGAAGGACACCCCTCGAAGCCCTGCGCGACCTCTGCGACAACATCGCCCGCGACGAAGGCTGCCACACTGACGCATCGAAATTATTCCTTCGCTGAACAAATAGAGCTGTGCAACGCGAAGCGTTTGCACCAGCGGCGGTTCGGCCATCAAGGCACCCTTTTGTGTTCCTGTGCGTCCAGTGAATGACCACGACGGCAGGGCGCGCAAGGTCGCCGCATGCCGAAACCCGCGCCTGCCAGCTCCCGTGAAACGCCGACTCAGTCGGTGTTTTCCGGCTTGACGTTGACGGCGTTCCGCGCCGGATCGCTGGCGCATGGCGGCGAGGTGCCGGACCGACTGCTCGTTCACCCCTGGGGTGCACATGCGGTCGGCCGCCGCGGCAAGTCCATCGTCTCTGAGAAAACGCTGGTCAGCTTTGCCGCCGCCCAGGCCGCGCTGAAGCTCAACGGCCGCGTGGCGCTTGATTTCCGTCACAACACGGTGCCGGGCATGCCTGCCTACCTCGCCGACAAGGAGCCGCGCAAGGTCGCGGCCTACGGCAAGCCGGAACTCGTCGCGGGCGAGGGTATTTATCTCACCTCCCTCACCTGGACGCCGGAAGGCAAGGACGCCTGGACCGGCGGCCACTTCCAAGATCTCAGTCCTGCCGTTTTCCGCGACAAAGAAGGTCACGTCATGGCGCTGCACAGCGTCGCGCTGTGCGACCATGGCGAGATTGACGGCCTGACCATTGAGGCCGCGCAAGCCGACGCCGCCCTGGCCTCTCATTTCGCCGCGCTCTCCGCCACTCTGCCCCACTCTCCCATGAAGCCCACCCCTGAACTCATCGCCCTTCTCGCCGCCATCGGCTCCACTCTCGCCGACGATGCCGACGAGGCCACCGTCGCTCAAACTCTGACCGACCTGACCGCCAAGATCAAAGCCGAGTCCGCCGAGGACAAAGGCATCACCGCGCTCTCCGCCGATTTTGAAAAGCGCCTCAAGGCCGTCGAGTCCGAACGCGACCAGGCCAAGCGTGACCGCCTCAAAGAGCAGGCCGTGAACGCCGGCAAGGTCATCCCGCTCTCGGACGATACCTGGAATCTCACGCCGCTGTCAGTCTGCGAAGACATCGTCGCCAATTTGCAGCCCGGCACCGTGCCGATGAAGGCCCGCACGACCACGACCGAGATCAAGGACAAGCCGGACGCCTTCACCGCCGACACCGAGGCCGTGTTCGCCAAAATGGGCCTCACGAAGGCCGACTTCGAGAAATACGGCCAGAAGCCCGCCGAGGCCTGATCCGCTGTCCTGACACCCAGAAACCTCCAGACCCCGCCGCAAACCGCCGCAAACCGCCAAAACGCCCCAATCTCCGCCCCTCTCCACCCATGAAGTCCCGCCTCCTCGCCACCCTCGCCGCTTTTGCGGTTGTGCTCGCCCTCACCAGCTCGCTCTTCGGCACCGCCGCGACCACGAGCCAGACCATCCAGCGCCGCGACGGCAGGCTCGTCGCCTTCCCTGACCTCGCCGCCGCCGCGAAGTTGCTGCAAGGCGTCCTTTGGGCGCGCAATTCGTCCGGCTACATCACCAACGCGGCCGACACCGCCGGCATGAAGGTCGTCGGCATCGGTGCCGAGGAGGTGGACAACTCCGCCGGCTCCGCTGGTGATCTCGACTGCACCGCCGCTCGCGGCATCTACCTGCTGGCCAACAGCGGCACGAACGCGCTCACGCTCGCCCACGTCGGCCAGCCCTGCTTCGTTGAGGACAACGTCACCGTCGCCAGTAAGAGCACGAACGGCGTCGTGGCCGGCATCGTGGAGGATGTCACCACTGCCGGCGTCTGGGTCAATGTGGCCGTGAGTCCGCTCGAAGGCGTCGCCATGAAGCGCAAAACGCTCGTCGATGCCGACGGTGCCACCATCACCGCCGCCGAGTCCGGCATGGTCATCAGCAACGCCGGGGCCTCTGGCGCGGCCGTCTTCGCCCTCCCGCCCGCCGTCGTCGGCCTGGAGTTCATCGCGCTCGTCGAGGCCGCGCAGGAGATGCGCCTCGACCCGAACGGCACCGAGACCGTCGCGCTGCCCTCGACAGGCGTGCAAGGCGCGGCCGGGAAGTACCTCACCGCCGACGCCATCGGTGAAAAAGTCCACCTCATCTGCGTCACGGCCGGCACCTGGGATGTGATCTCTTATTCCGGCACCTGGACCGCCGAACCCTGATCTTTTGCCGCCCCGCCCCATTCACCCCACGCCACCCCCCTCCCGCCCACTCTCATGAAAAACGTCGTCACCAACGCCCTCCTCCGCGACATCGACAAAGGTCTGCAGACAGCCTTCAACAAAGGCCGTCTCGCCACGCCGAACTTTGTCCAGCGCCTCAACCTCCTGCGTGTCCAGAGCAGCAATGCCGAGGAGCTTTACGGCTGGCTCAAGGACCTGCCCGAGCTCGAAAAGAACCCGGACGAGATCAAGTGGCACCAGGTTGAGCTGGAAGGCCACGCCATCAAGAACGACGAGTTCAAGGTCGGCATCACGATCCCGCGCACCGCGGTTGAGGACGACCAGTACGGCATGTTCACGAACATGGCCGCGAAGCTCGGTCAGAACGGCGAGGCCGCGCCTGACTACGACTTCCTCACGCTGCTGCCGCTGCTCTTCACCACGGCAAAGGCCTACACCGGCAAGGTCTTCTTCGCCCCCGACCACAAGATCGGCCAGGTCACCTTCAGCAACAAGGGTACGAAGAAGCTCAGCGCCGCGAACTTCGAGGCCGGCTACGCCGCGCTGCGCGGCATGAAGAAAGGCACCAACCAGCCGCTCTTCACCATGCTCGACACGTCGAAGGTCTTCCTCCTTGTGGGCGAAAACTACGAGTCCACCGCCGACGCCATCGTGAAGATGGACACGCTGAGCACCGGCGGCCGCAACCCTAACTACAACAAGGCGCAGGTCGTCGTCATCCCCGGCCTCGGCCACTCCTGGATGATCCTGGACAACTCCGACCTCGTCACGCCGATCATCTTCCAGGACCGCGTTCCGCTCACCCTGACCTCGGCCATGGCTGAGACGGATGAGAACGTTCTCAACGCCGACGAATACAAATGGAAGGCCCGCCGCCGCTTCGCGCTCGGCACCGGCGAACCCCGCCGCGCCTACGGCTCCACCGGCGCGGATGCCGCGTGATTTTGAGGGGAGCGCGGGCACTCCTGCCCGCGCCCCCATCACCGCCTCACTTCTGGACACCATGAAACACCTCCTTTCCGCCTTTCTCCTGCTGGTTTTGTCATTCGCCACCCAGGCGGCTGACCTCTCCATCACCGCCGCCAGCGTCAAGCCGTCCACGGACGCCGTGACCCGCACACTCACCGCTGGCGAGGCGCTGACCGCCGGCCAGCTCGTCTATCGCAGCTCGTCCGACTTCAAAATCTACAAGGCCGACGCCGACCACGCCACGGCCGCGAACCGTGATGTCTATGGCGTCGCCGTCACGGGCGCCGCCTCGGGCGGCCTCGTCATCGTCTGCCTCGAAGATCCGAATCTCACCATCGGCGCGACCGTCTCGAACGGCACCGTCTATGTCCTCTCCGCCACCGCTGGCGGGATCGCCCCGCTGGCGGATGCCACGACCGGCTGGTATCCGACCGTCGTCGCCATCGGCAAAAGCGCCAGCGTCGTCGCCTTCCGCGCCAAAGGCATCCGCAGCGCCACGGCTCTCTAAAAATTCGTCATTCTCCATTCGTCATTATGAGCGACTCCCTCCCCCCCGTCCCGCCGAAAATCGTCGCGCCCGTCCAGACCGGCCCCGCGCCGCGCCAGGCCGGCCCCGCGCCGGTCAAAACGGCCTTCGACAGCGCCCCCGCGAACACCCTGGCCGCCCGTGGCGCGGCTGAACGCGCCCGGGTCAACCTCCAGGCCGCCGTGCGCGCCGTGATCAACGCCCAGCGCAGCCTGGCCGATCTCAACCAGGTCATCGAAGGCGATGCGAAAGCGGTCGCCATCGCCGAGTTGGAAGGCATCGGCCCCGAGGTGGTGAAGAAATTCACCAAGCTCGCCGAGCCGCTCGCCGCCGCCTTCACCGTCATTCCCGCTTTCTAAACTCCCCCGCGCCGCTCATGCGCGGGTTCTCCGCCCGGAACACGCCCCAGGCTGCTCATAACCCAACCTGGGGCGCTGTTTTTTTCACACCATGCCAGACATCGCCGCCATTCTCGACCGTCTCGAAACCGAGGCTGCCGCCGCCCGCGCGGAACTCGACGCGCTGCAAGCCGAGCTAACAGTCAACTGAGAACCGCGAACCTCATGAGCTACTTCACCCAGGCCGATCTCGAAGCCCTCATCCCCGCCGGCTGGCTGGCGGAGGGGCTGAACGACTCGGCCACGGCCTCGACCGAGGAAGAAGTCGCCGCCGCCGCCGCCGAAGGCTTCGCGAAAGTGGCCGCCCTCACCGAGGCCGAAGTCAACGGCACCCTCTCAGCCCGCTACGCCGTGCCCATGGACACCGCGAACAACGCCGGCCTGGCCGCCTTCCTGAAAAACCTCTGCGTACTCATCGCCGTCGAGATCATCTTCGACCGCCGTGGCCGGGAAATGACGAAGTCGCGCCTCGAACGGCTCGCCAACGACCGCAAACGCCTCGCCAGCATCGCCTGCGGCGAAGACCCGCTCTCTCCCGCTTTGAAGCCCGTTAACGCCCCCGGAATCGTCTTTAGCGAAGACAGCCGCGTCCACTCCGACAGCATCGCCGCATGAATTTTTTCCTCGTCATGACCTCCGCTCTCATCCTCGCCGCCGTCGAAGACGCGCTCAAGCCGCTGATCGCCGCCGAGCAGGGCCTCGTCAGTGTCGCGGAGACCGAGGAGGACGCCATTGAGCAGCTTTCCAACGCTCCCGAGCGCTGGCGTGTGATCTTGAGCATGGACGGCGACAAGCCGATTGAAGACCTCAACCCCAGCGGGGCGGTCGTCGGCAGCCTCGTCGCCTTTGTCCAGGCCCCGAAGGGCTTCGAGCAGCAGCCGAGCCGCAACTTGCACCGCGACGCCCTGAAGGGCACGCCCGCTTTCTTCACCCGTCTGCACTGGGTCATTCGCAAAATTCGCGGCCTCTCGCTCGTCGCGACCGACATCGACGCGCACGGCTTCCGTTACCAGGGCTGGAACTGGCTCCGCTTCGACAACCAGGCGCTCTTCCGCACCGCCCGCGCTAATTTTGACCTCGTCTTTGCGCATGACGACCCTGCCACCGACCCGGACGGCACCGAGCCCGTCGTCCTGCCCTCGCCCTTCCGCATCGTCGCCGCCGCCGAGGAGTTTTACGCCATCACCCTCAACGGCACCGCCCATGGCCGCGTCCCCCGTTATCTTCCTGGCGAAGATGACCCCACCGGCCAGGCCACCGGCTATTCCATCACCGGGGCCGTTGAAGGTTTTTACACCGTGGCCCTGGACGGTGCCCCCCATGGCAGAATTGAACGCTTTGAAGCATGAAAACCACCCCCACCTTGTTCCGCTCCCTTCTTCTTGTGGCCAGCCTGGCCGCTTGCGCCCCCCTTCCTGCCCAGCAAGCCACCGGGGACTGGCTCATTGGGGTCAAGAGTGAATTGGGACCCCTGGAAGGGAAATGGGTGACGCTGGCCAATGGTCAAGTCCTGGGCAAGACCGCCGGGCAACCCGCCCCCGTGGACGGCCTGACCGCCGCCGCCGCGGCGGCCACCTATGAACCCATCATCGCGGCCGGGACCCTGGCCCTGTCCAAGCTGGCCACGGACCCGCTGGCCCGTGCCAACCATACCGGCACCCAGGCCTGGACCACCCTGACCGGCACCCCCACCACCCTGGCCGGTTACGGCATCACGGACGGCCTGACCGCCGCCACCGCCGCGGCCACCTATGAACCCCTCATTGGGGCCGGAACCCTGGCCCTGTCCAAGCTGGCCCAAAGCGGGGCCGTGGCCAACCAGGTCTTGACCTGGGACGGAACCGCCTGGGTTCCCGCCGCCGCCGGGGGCGGGGCCTTGCTGGCCGCGAATAACCTTTCCGACTTGGCCAACGTGAGCACGGCCAGAACCAACCTGTCCGTTCAGCCCACCAATAATCCCGTCTTCACCGGGTCCTTCAGGGCCGCGTCTTCCAGTAGCGCCGGGGGGACCAATGCCGTGTCCATCGGGGCGGTGAACACGGCCACCGGGTCCAATGCCGTGTCCATTGGTTCGTCCAATGTGGCCAACGCCACCCGCAGCATCGTCTTGGGGGACTCAAACACCGCTGGCTCCGCCATCAACGTAACCAGTACGGTGCTTATCGGTTCCGGCATCACGGCCACCCCTGCCGCTGGGATAGGAAACAAGGCGAACGTACTCCTGGGCTGCAATCATACTTTGGCCAATACCGTGAACGCGGGTGCCACCCTGACCACCGGCTCGTTCGGGACAATCCGGCATAGCCACGAACGCCTTCATGCCAATGCGGAATTTTCAGGCCGTTCCACCCAGTCCGGGGAAGTCATTCTGACACGGACCACCACCAATTCAGCCACCCCCACGGAGCTATTCATTGATGACTCCACCGTTTCCCGCTCCTTCACCCTTCTGGCGGGCCAGGCCTATGATTGCTTTATCCGCATCACGGGCCGCCGGTCAGACGGGGCCGCCCATGCCGTGTACTGGCGCAGGGTCTTGATTCAGCGGACCGGGACCACCACCAGCCTTCCCACGGCGGTCCAGACCATTGGCACGGATTTTGAGACAGACGCCACTTGGAACGTGGCCATCACCGCGGACGACACCAATGACCGCCTGGCAATCACCGTAACGGGTACCGCGTCTCATACCATCGCGTGGACCGCCCACATTATTTTCAATGAAATCAGCTATTGAGTTTTAACCCCCCCTGACATCTCATGCCCACCTCCATCACCAACATCGGCAATGCCGCCATCGCCTTCGGTACCGTCGAACTCGGCTCCACCTTTGGCCAGGTGGAATCCGGGTCCCTGGAACGCACCATCGAAGAGATCGGCATCCCCGACAACTTCGGCGGCTTCCAGTCCTACCTGTTGCACAATCCCGGCTTCACGCTGCAGTTCACGGCCATCTTTCCGACGACGGCCGCGCTGCCCACGGATGGCGAACCTATGGCCTTTCCAGAGGCCGGAGTCACGGGCAACGTGATCAACTACACCGTCAACTGGGAGTCCAAAGGCCAGCGCAAAATCAGCGTCACCGCAAAACAATGGTCATCCATCGGCAGCAATCCAACCGTCGGCACCTTGGAACCGTGAACTGAGAGCTGAGAACCTATGAGCAATCTCGACACTTCCAAGCCCGTCCTCACCGAGCGGGAGGCCAGCTACCACGAAGCACGCGCCGGCATCGCCGCCCGCGAGGCCGCCGCCTCTTCCGGCGGCGATCCCGCCGCGCTGCGCAGCCTCGTGAGCGCCGCCGCGCTCGACGCCGTGGTCACCGCGTCCCGGTGCGGCCAGCGCACGCTCTGCGGCTGCCCGCTGCGCGCTGACGACCTGCTCGTCACCCTCTGCCTCGGTCTTTACGCCCAAGTCTTCGGTGCTGATCCGCGCACGCAGCTCGCGAAGGGCGAGGGTGCTGCCCGCCTGGAGGCCATCGCGGTCCTGGCGTTCATCTTTGCGCAGGCCGAGCAGGCATGGGACCTGCTTGACCGAGCCGCGGACGCCACCAGCACGGCCGATGTCCGGGCGGGGTGGGCGCGTGACTTCCGCCGCGAGGCGCTGGCCTTTGCCGGCGGCTTTGGCGAGCCGGAAATCACCGCGCTCGGCGAGCACCTGGTCGAGCTGGCGCGGGGCACCTCTCAAACGGAGGACGAGCCGGGAAACGCACCCAGGCCGGCGGCCAGCTAGTCGCCGGCAGCGGCCCGCCCTGCGGTTGGGTCATCGCTTACGTCGAAACCTTGATGAGTGAATACCACATGCCTCTCTCATCCGTCTTCAAACTGCGCGTGCCCGCCGGTCTCGAACTGCTCGAAGCCCGCCGCAACCGGCTGGCCCCGGACATCAACCGCGTGAGCTACCTCGACCGCTGCATCATCGCGGCGCGCAACCGCTGCCGCGCCGACCTCGAAGCCCGCTTCACCATCGTCCCCGCATGAGCGCCGACCTTCAATACTCCCTCGGCCTGGACGGATCAAACTTCACCTCGACGGCCGCCGCCGCCGAAAAGACGGGCCTGCGACTCGGGGGTGTGCTCGCCACTCTCGGCGCGGGAGCCTTCGCAGGTGGCGTCCTGCGGCGCGGGATGGAGTTCAATAAGACCATGGCGGATGGAGAGGCCGCCATCGGCAAGGTCATCGCGCAATTTCAAGGCTTGAACGACGTTGCCGCCAAGGACGAGGCGGCCAAGGCCATGCAGCAGATCGTCGCCCTGGAGCCGAAAGCCGCCGGGTCCCTCACCACGCTGATGGACGGCTTTTTGTCCACGCTGGCCGCCAGCCAGGCCGCCGGGCTCAGCGTGAAGGAAAACGTCGATCTCGTCGGCCGCTTCGCGAACGCGATGGCAAACGCGAACATCCCAACCGAGCAGCTCGGCCAGGAGATGCGCAGCATCGTCACCGCGAACATCGGGGCCGACAGCTCGCTCGCCCGCATCCTCGGCATCACCAACGAGATGGTCCAGCAGGCCCGCGACGCCGGGAACCTCTACGGCTTCCTGACCGAAAAAATCGGCAAGCTCGGCGAGGCGGGCGACACCGCCGCCGTGGCCTTCAGCTCGCTGGAAAGCGCCGTTAACCAGGCCGCCGGGGCCTTGACCAAGGCCACGTTCGACCACGTCGTCGCTGGCTCCAAGTCGCTGACCGAGCAGCTCGCCGAGATGACGCCGCAGATCGAACGCATGGGCGAGGGCATTGGCTGGCTGGCTGAAAAGTCGCTCGACGCCTTTGCGGCCATCTCCGACTTCGGCGCGGCGCTGGGTGTTACCGCAGCCGCAATCGGTGGGATGATCACCGACGGGCTCAGCTACGGGCAGGCCATGGAGCAGGCGCTCGACAACTATGCCCGCCTGCAGCAGTCCAAGCGCGAGACGCGGGACGCGACTGATCGCGAGGTCGCCTCAAATAAAGCCCTGGAACAAAGCGCCAAGGCTGCCGCTGAGGCCGCCAAGGACAAAACAAAAGCCGAGACCGCTCCCGCGACACCGCTGGCAGACACCAGGCCCGCCGGACGCGACGAGCAAGGCCGAGGGAAGATACGCGGCTTCAGCTACGCCAAAAGCGGCGCGAACGCGGGATTCACCGGCCTCGACGAGTTCTCCCGCCTGCAACAGAAGGAGGAGACGAAGATTTCCGACCCGGCCCGGCCTGGCTATGCCCGCGGCGCTTACGTCGCCAAAAACGCGGCTTTCAAAACCGGAGCCTTTAAAATGCCCGCCGAGGCCGCCGCCGACGCGCTCACTGCGCCGGACGCCGCCCCACGCATGCGTCGCCGCATGATGGGCGGCGCGGACGCCGGTGCTCTGACTGACCGCGCCAAGGCGGTGCTCGGCGCGCCGAAGGCTCCCGACGACAAAAAGAGCCAGAACCCCCAGGACCCGACGCAGAACGTGCTGAGCGCCATCCTGGGGGAACTTCAACGCATCCGCACCGCATGAGTTTTCAGATCGTCATCGGCCGCCAGCCGCCCACCGACCGCGAAATTCCCATCGGCAACGCGATGCTGGAACAGCCCGCCGACGGCTTCGACCAGCTCCGCGAAAAACTCTGGCTGCCCCATGAATTTTGGGTGCCTCGCGGCTCACTGCGTGATGGTCCGGCCCCGGAAGGCGGCCTGTTCATCGTCCAGGACCTGCGCACGGTGGACTGGTGGGCAGGGAAGCCGGTCGTCGAAGTGACGAGCCTCGGCATCGCCGCGCAGGGCGGCAAGGACTTCAAAATGTCCGGCGGGGCCTCGGTGAACGAAGACCTGAGCCTCATGCCAGTCACGTTCACCATCTGGCGTAAAACCTACCCTCGCGTGCAAAAACGCTGGGTCTCGCTCACGACCCCGGCGATTTACGACCACGTCAACGTCGGCTCGGTCCCGCCCGAAACCTTCGGCATCGGCGGGGCCGCCTGGTCGAGCGTTTACATCGCTCCGGACAACTGGGCTGCCTCTGGCTGGATGGGGGAGAGCCGCGAAATCGACAAACTGCCCGGCTCCCCGGCCTGCCTCGTCACCGACACCTGGGTCTATGACCCTGGCGAGGATCGCGACGGCTCAAACTTCTTCACCGCCTTCAACTGACGCATGGCCGAAGCCGACGACAACGCCCTCGTGAAAATGCGCACCCTGCGGTCCGCGCTGGCTGGCTTGCGACGCAGCATGCCGCGTCTTGGCCCCGGCCTGGGGAAGCGAATCGGTAAAGACGGGGAGGTTTGGGCGGTGGACGCCAGCCAGTTCGCCAGTTCGCACCCCTTCAAATGCCCGGCGGAGTGCGGATCTTCCACCGTGGTGGCCGCCGGTCAGGTGAATGGCACCGACATTGACGATTTTCCCGCCGACTTCACGCTCAATGTTTCCACCAGCGGCACGGCCTACATTTACATCGCGGCCACCATCACCCTGACCACGTCGTCTTACGGCTACGTGACGGAACACAGCCTCACAAGCTGGATCCTCGCCACCGGCTCCAGCGTGCCGGCGGACACCGCCACCAATGTCTATCGCGCCGTTGCCCGTTATGACGACGGCCTGCTCACGGAGCAGGCCCTTGTCAGCTCCATGGAGTTCGTCATGCGTGACGACGGCAGCGGCACGTCAACCGGCATCGCCATCTGGGGCCAGGCATGATCCTGCACGACCAATGGCTGCCGCAGAGCTTCGTTAAAATAACGGCGGAGATTCTCAAGAATGGGAGCGTGGATAACTCAACGGAGGTCGTCGAGGGCATCGGTTACTTTGGCGACGAGCTGCTGTCGCTGCTGGACGGCTGGTACCTTTCCGATGACGGCACCGATGTCTGGGAGTTCAAGCTCACGGTCGAAAACGTTGGAGCGATCATGCCTCTCGAATGGGGCATTTCGTGGGATGAAGTGGACTACGACACTCTAAAGCGGACAACTCACACTCACACCCTCACCCTGCCGGACGCCGGGCCGGTCAGCCACACCTTCACGCCAGCCGCGAACCATTATTCACTGTCCACCAACCTGAACGCGCTGGACAGCTTCAAGTGCCCGGCGTGATCCGTCCGCCTGTGCGTGCAGTGAATGAGTTTGCCCGCTCCGCCGCCACTCTGCGGCGATGTTTTTCCTCGCGCTCAACGAATCGGACTCACCCATGCTGCTCTGGCTGCTCGCCGGCGGCCTGATGGCCCTCGGGCCGGTCATTCACAGCTACATCAAAGTCTATGAGTGGTTCAAAGGCAAGAGCCTCGACGCCAGCCAGTTCGTCACCCGCCAGGAGCTGAGTGTCATGCGCCAGGAGCGCGACGCCCAGATCGCCGCGACCATCGCCGACATCAAGGGCGACCTCGACCGGGTCGAAAAGCTGATGACCGACATCAACCGGGATCTGCCTGCCATTCACCGGGCCCTCGGCCGGCTCGAAGGCCACGATGACAACCCGCCCCGCCGCGCCCGCTGACCTCAACCCGCCTCTTTTTCCCATGACAGCCGAAGACCTCCGCTTTGAAGTCCGCCGCCACCTCTACGGCCGGCCCACCGCCGCGCTCGACGTGGCCGCCATTCAGCACGGCCTGCGCCGCTCCGGGATCGAATCCGCCGCTGAGGAGATCACCGCCGCGCTGACCTTCCTCGCCGGCCTGAACCCGCCGCAGGTCGTCGGCGCGCCGTCGAGCCTCGGCGGCACGAAACGCTGGCAGATCACCAGCGCCGGAACCCTCGCCTACGAACGCAACGAATGAGCGCGCCGCCCAAAATCTTCCTTTTTGTGCCCGGCATCCTCACTTTTCCGGGTTTTTCCGACAACTGGACGGGCCGGGGCGTGACGTGGACGCATCTCCACACCCCCCACCGCGCCGAGAAGGTCGAATACTTCAGCGGCGTGCTTACGCGCACGATGTTCCAGGCCGAGCGCGCTCACAAGCTGGCGCGCACGATCTCTTTTTACCACAAAGCCGGCTTCGAGCTGCACGGCGCGGCCCACAGCAACGGCGCGGATGTGTTTCTTGACGCGCTGCGCTTGTTCGGTTCCGACCCGCGCTGCCCGCGTCTCGAAACGCTCAACCTCATCTCCCCGGCCTGTCACGCGGACTGCAACAAGAGCGGCCTCAACGAGCTTTTCGGACAAAACATGCTCGGCGATGTCACGGTCTGGGTCGCTGAGAAGGACTGGGCGCTCGACCTCGCCGCGACCAAAACCGGCTGGCTGCTCGGTTTTGGCACCCTGGGCCGCAACGGGCCGAAAAACGCGACCCGGCTCATTCACACACTGAGCGCCGCCGTCGGGCATGGCGACTGGTTCACCGACGAACGCTTCGACCTGACCATGCGCCGCATTACCAGCGGCTTCTGACCATGAAGTTCCTGTTTTTACTCTCGACTCTCTGCCTTTGCGCCTGCGGCACGACCCGACAGGAGCGCGTCGGCCTTTACAAGGCGGGCGCGGCGGCCAGCGGCCACACCGAGGCCATCCCGGCCATTGTCATCCTCGACCAACTCATCCCGGCGAAACAACCCCGCCGGGACCTGCAGCCATGAATTTTTCCTCGGCCCTCGCCAGTTTTTTGGGCCGCTGGCAGCAACCAGCGGTCTCGAAGCTCGTCCCAGTCGGACAGGTGCTCGCCCACGAGACGCAGTCCTTCGGCGAGACGCTGGCCCGCGTCGCCGAAAGCCAGGTCGGGCGGGGCGAACTCGGCGGCAACAACCTTGGCCCCGACGTGGTCGAGTACCAGAAGGCCACGCACCTCGCGCCCGGCCCGTGGCCCTGGTGCGCGGCCTTTGTGTGCTGGTGCGTCTGGCATGCCATTCTCAGTTTCGGTTTCTTGCCGTCCTGGACCCGCCCGCGCACAGCCCTGGCCTACGGCTTTGAGTCCTGGGCGCGGGGGACGAAAGGCGCGTGGATCGTCCTGACCGTCCAGCCCGGCAAATCCGAGACCTGGCCGAGACGTGGCGACATCGTCACCTTCACCTGGAGCCATGTCGGCATCGTCACCGGTGGCGACACCAAAACCCGCCGCGTCGAGACCGTCGAAGGCAACGCCGGCCGCGACAATGTGCGCGACAGCGACCGGGGCGACGGTGTCGCCGCCAAAGACCACGCGCTCAGCAAAATCCGCCGCGTCATCCGCTTCGTCGGCTGACTCAATTTCCGATTTCGTCACCGTGTCCGACCTCCCCCAAACCTCTAACGGCAAAATCGCCCGCCTGCCCGCTGCCTTGCGCGAGGCGGTCAACCGCCGCCTGCATGACGGCGAGCTCAGCCCGTCCTTGCTGGCCTGGCTCAACGGCACGCCGGAGGCTCAGGAAGTCTGCCGCAAACATTTCGACGACGAGGCCATCTCCCCGCAAAACCTGAGCGCCTGGCGGCTGGGCGGCTACCTCAAGTGGCAGAAGGAGCAGCGCCGCCTGGAACGCAGCCGCGAGCGCTGCCGCTTCTCGAGGGAAATGGTCGAAGCCAGTGGCGGAAACATGGCGGAGGGTGTGCTGGCATCCCTGACCGGCGACCTGGCTGAAATCCTCGAAGAAATCGACGATTTGCGCGAGGCCGGGGCCGAGATTGATCCGAAATTGCTCGCCGCCGCGGGTAAGGTGCTCGTCGCCATCCGAGGGAAGGAAATCGACAGCCGACGCCTGGCTCTCGACGAACGCCGCGCGGATCAGGCCGAGCGTGCCCTCAAACTCGACGAGGCACGCTTCAACCTCCGCTTTGTGGAAACCTTTCTCGACAAGTTCGACGACAAGCGTGCCGTCGAGATCGCTGCGAACGGGACCAAACCCCGCGAGACCAAAATCGCGGCACTCGTCAAACACTGGTTCGGCGAGATGCCCGAGGGCATCGGCCCGGCCGCAACCCCGCCCGCTGCGTGAAGACCTCACGCGCCTACCAGCAGCAAGCCTTTTGGGCGGTCAAAAAGTTCCGCCGCTACCTGCTCGCCTGGCTGCGTCAAGGTGGCAAGACCACCACCCTGGCCGACCAGTCGTTTCTGGAAATGGCCGAGTTCGCTGGCCGACTGATCACCTTCGTCTCCGCCTCCCTGAACATCGGCTCCGAGTTCGTCGAGAAGGAGGCGAAGAGCTTCCATGCCATGCTCGCCGACCTCCGCGCGCAGGCCGAGCAGCAAAAGCAGCTCCTCACCGTCGGCTACCGACCGAACTCGGACAGCGACCACGACGACAACTTCAAACGGCTGCCCGATGACATCGACTGGGCGGGCATGGCGGACCTCATGGAGAGATCGAAGCTCGAACTGCGTCTCTGGCACTCGAACACGGTTTGCAGCCGGACCAAGATCATCGCGGCGAACATCGCCACCGCCCGCTCGTGGTCAGGCTCGGTGAAGTTCGACGAGATCGCCTTCGTTCGCGAGCTGAAGACCTTCCTCGCCGAGATCGAACCCATTTTCTCGACCGATCCGACCTTTAACCTCATCATGGCGACGACGCCGCCGCCGGACTACGCGCATTTCGCGTATGAGCTGCTGACCGAGGAGTCTGGCCGCGACGACTGGCCCCTCTCGGCCGCCGGGAACTGGTTCCGAAACCGGGCGGGCCTCTGGGTTCACCGCGTGACCATTGACGACGCCGCCCTGGCGGGTCGTCTCTGCTTTGATGCAGACACCGGGGCACCGCAGACCCCGGACCAGAACCGCGAGAAGACCCTCGATAAAGACGGCTGGGATCGCAGCAACCGCCTCAAGCGTCCGACCGTCGGCACCTCTGCGTGCTCGCCGTTGGCGCTCGACACCGCCCAACGCAAGGGCCTGAGCCGCTGCATGGCTTTTGAGTGGTCCGGGCTGCAAACCGACGACCTGCCCTGGGGGGAAATCATGGCCTGCCTGCGCGGCGCGAAGGAGGTCGCCATCGGCCTCGACCTTGCTAGCACGGAGGGAAAAAAATCAAACCCTTCCGGCCTTGCTGTCACCGTCAAAGAGGGCCTCGGCTTCCGCGCCCCGCTCATATGCTGGTGGAAGACCGCCGACGAGCGAGTCACCGAGGGCCGCATCCTGGCCCTTGCTCTCGGCCTGCGTCTGCAGGGCGTGCGCGTCAAGGTCGTGAACCTCGACGCGACGAACGAGCGACTGTTTGCCAGCCGGGTTCGGCGCGCGCTGCTTTCTCGCGGCATCACCTGCCGTCTCTGTGTCGGCGGCGAGCTGGTCATGCACCAGGGCCAGAAGACGACCATTTCGACCTTCACCGCCAGCCAGCTCGCCGGGGCCATCGACAGCGGCGTCGCCGAGCTGCCCTTCCACCGCTACCTCTACGACGATTTCATGCGCCCCACGAAAGTCCCCGGCGGCTACGACTGCCCGGTCGGGCCGAACGGCGAGCACGGCGACACGTTCGACGGCTGCAAGCTCAGCTTCTTCGCCTGGTCCGGCCAGGGCGGCCCCATCGCCGCCGAAGCCGTGCCTCTCACAACGTCCGGCCGCAAAGCCGGCGCCAAAGATGAAGACGCCCGCGAACTCCGAAACCCAGCCCTGTCAGCATGAACTTTAAAACCCTTGTTTCCCGCCTCCTTGGCCGTCCGTCCAAGTCTGAAGACATCCTTCCCGCCAAACGCCGGACAGTGATCTCGGCGCTCGGCGAGCCGCCGGCGCTCAGCCACACGCTGACCGTTGACCGCGTTCATGGCATCCTGCGCATGGCCGAGGGCGGTGACTGCCAGGACCTCTTTGCCGTTTACCGGGACATTTTGCTCGGTCACAGCCACACCCAGACCATCTTCAACCAGCGCAAGCTGGCCGCGCTGACAAAGGCCCTCACGGTTGTCCCAAGCGACGACCAGAACCCGGCCGATGTCGCGGCGGCAGCGGCTTGCAAGGCCCTGACCAAATCGCCCGGCTGGCTGACCGTCGCAATGAGCCACCTGCTCAACGGCCATCTCTACCCTTTGGCCGTGCTCGAACAGCTCTATGGTCCGAACCGCACCGGCAAGTTTCCCGGCGTGCGTTTCCTGCCACTGCAGTGGCTCCCTGTCCCCTACCACTTGATTGACTGGACCTCTGGACGCCTGGAGATCTACGATGCCGACCCGACTTTCGGCTTCCGCCTCGGTTCCAAGGCCGCGCCGGCGGCTCCTCAGTATGTCATTCACCGGGGGCATCTGCTAACAAACATTCCCGATAACTGGGGCGGGCCGATGCGGGCAGCGCTCTTCTGGTGGCTCTTCGCGGTCATGGATCGCGACTGGTGGGTCCGCTTTCTTGACCGGTTCGGCGCTCCATTCATCGTCGGCAAATACGACCAGGCAGACGAGGCCAGCCGGACCCTTTTGGCCCGCGCCTTCGCGGCGGCGACCCGCCTCTTCGGCCTTGTTGTCAGCCAGGAGACCGACATCGAAGTCCACAGCGTCGCGACCGCCAGCCATGGCGAGGCCTTTGAAAAAATGCAGTTTTTCGCCAATGACGAGCTTTCCAAGCTCATCCTCGGCCAGACCATGACCACCACCGCCAGCGCCGGCGGCATCGGTGGCACTCAGGCCCAGGTGCAGGAGAATGTGAGAGGCGACATTGAAGCCTGGGATATCACCGCTCTCGCCGAGACGGTGAACAAGCAGATCATCGACCCCTTTTTGCGCTTCAACGCCCTCCCCGGCTCGGCTGAGCTTTCCATTGCCACGGGAACCGGTTCGGAGATGGAGAACCATGCCAAATTCCTCGCCGCCGCCGCCCAGGTCAACCTGGAACCCACCGCCGCGGGCGTGGCCCTGCTGTCCAAAACCAGCGGCATCCCGCTGCAGCGCACCAAGGCCGGGCCGCTCGCTCTCTCGGCCTTCACCGCCAGCCCGCCCGACCTCAAAGGCCAGCCCAGCAATGCCATGCTCGACGGCATTGGCACCGCCGGTGCTCCCGCTCTCGCCGACGCTTTTCGCGGTCGCTACGCCCCGATTCGTGAGCTCTTGACCCAAGCCCGGTCCGCCGACGAACTCCGCGACGGCCTCGCCGCCTTCACCGCGCCCCTGTCTAGTGGCGAGGCGGCCCGTATCATTGAAGACACCCTCAACGCCTACGCCGCCACCGGAGCCGCCAGCTCCCGCTTTCCCTGACCCTTTTCCCCACAGCCCGATTTTTCGTCCTCGACCCTTTTCGCGTTTTTTTTTGAGGTGTATCTTCTTTTTCTGCCTTCTTTGTGACTTCCGCTTTGTATTCTCCGGCGGGAAAAATGACGCGCCCCCGCCCGCAGTCGCGAGTTTCCTCCGTGGCGAGCACGAGGCCCGGCGCATCGGTGGCAGCGAGCTGGACGGAGCCGCAAGAAGCCAGCAGCACAGACGTGACGAGAAGGCAGGATAGGATGGCGATTTTCATGGCTTGATGAACACGGAGGCCATCACGATCCGTGCCAGGATTCACTTTGTCTTCAGCGTCAGCGTCACACGCCGCACCTCCATCACGGTTTTCCCGGGAATTTCCAGCGCCCGCAACGTCAGCAAACCGCGCCCTGCGGCCAGTTTGATCCTGCCCAAACTTAGTGGATGGAAATCACGCATGTAGCTCTCGCCACCACGCGAGGCGCGGTCCTGGTCGTCGAGGAGACGCGGATACCAGCCGGGCGTCACTTTGCCGCTCGTTTTGGCATCACCTAGGCTCAGTTCGATGGTCGAGCCCGCATCGGCCTCGGGGCAGACGTAGTCGATGGTCACATCGTAATCGCCCGCGGTGTGCACATCGATGTCCCAGGTCATGGAATCGTCCTTCGTGGTCCAATTGACGAAGTAGGAGCAGTTCGGAGCACCGGAGCTGCGCTTCACGCCGCCATGCGGCAGGCCGTCACGGGCGGGCAGCATGGTGATGGGGAACTCGGTGAAGCCCACCGGGTAAGGGCGGTCATCCGCAGGCCTGGCTCCTCCCGCCTTGCCCTTGCCTCCCTTCTTTTTGCCATCGCCTGCCACGGCGGCGTAAGGCTTGCCAAAGACCTCCTGATGCCACTTCGAGCCTGCGACGGCGAGTTCTGCGGCCACATCCGGCTTCTCGGCAGCGATGTTCTTCGTCTGATTCGGATCGGCCACCATGTCAAAGAGACCACCAGCGGCATCGAGACGGTATTGCTGGCTGCGCACGCTGAGGCGGCCGTTGAAGAAGTTCATCAGATTGCGGCCCCTGCTTTGCCATTTAGAACCGAGAAGCAGCGGGGCGAAGCTCATGCCATCCAGCGGCTTCGTGCTCACCGGCTTCACACCTGCCAGCGCGGTGAGAGTGGGCATCAAATCGATCGCGCCTGCGATCAACGGGATATTAAATCCTTCCCGCACCTTCCCCGGCCAGCGCAGGTAGCACACGCTGCGCACGCCGCCCTCGTCGGTGACGCCTTTTTTGCCCTTCATGCCGCCGTTCCAGCGTATCGTGTTCGGGCCGTTGTCGCTGAAATAGACCACGATGGTGTTTTCGGCGATTTGGAGCTCATCGAGCTTCGTGAGCACGCGGCCCACGTTTTCGTCGATGTTGTCCATCATCGCCAAAACCGTGCGGGTGACATTGATGTCCTCTTTTTCGCCATCGATGCCGCGCATGGTCACCGGCGAGTCCTTGAACTTGTTCCAATGCTTGTCCGGCACGCTGAAGGGCGAGTGGGGCGTCGTCAGCGGGATGTAGCAGAAGAAGGGCTTTTCGCGGTTCTTCTCGATGAACTCCACCGCACGACCCACCAGCACATCGACGATGAAACCCTTCGCGCGGAAAATTTTGCCGTTCTCTTCCAGCGGCGGGTCAAAATATTCGCCCCAATGCCCGCTGGTGTAGCCCACATACTCCTCGAAGCCGCGGGCATTCGGATGGTAGGGCCACTGGCTGCCGTTGTGCCATTTACCAAACGCTCCGGTCTTGTAACCCGCCGCTTTGAAGCTGTCCGCGATGGTCTTTTCATCCGTGTTGAGCCGTTCGAGGCCTTCCGACACGCTGATCACGCCGCCGCGGGAATGGTAGCGACCGGTGAGGAACTCCGCCCGCGTCGGCGCACACACCGGACACACGAAAAAGCGGTCAAAGCTCGCCCCGGCCTTCGCCAGCTTGTCGATGTTCGGCGTCTGGAGGTTCGTGTTGCCGTTGATCGAGTAATCGCCCCAGCCCGAGTCATCCGCCAGCAGCACCACCACATTCGGCGGCGATGCCGCATGTGCGTTCAACGCCAACAAACCGGCCAGCAGCAGACAAAGTCGTGTGATCATGGTCGCTCCGTAACGCGGTGTGGCGCATCCGGCTATCACTTCCCCTCAAACCGCTTCCGCAACTCGTTGAAGTAACGCCGCACCTGCTCGCGCCGTGCGGGCGGCAGGGCCGACTCGTCGAGCGCGGCCTCCTCCGCCTGGATGGCTTCGAGCGCGGTCTGCGTGGCGGAGCGTGCGGCCTTCTCGGCACGCGCGCCGCCTTCCACGCTACGCACGGTGCTCTGGCCTTCGCTGTTCTGCTGTGCCTGGACGACGCCCTGAGTGCCGGTCTCCTGTTTTTGCGTCGGCGTGTTGTTCAGCTCCGCCTTGCCGGCACCGGGCGGCTGGCCTGAGGCGGGTACCACGATGACCGGGCCGCTCGTCTCACCCTGACTGTCATCTCCCGGCATGATGACCATGGAAGCCTTGTCATCCGCCTTTTCTCCGGGGACCGGCGCCAGGAGCATGGGCTGTCCGCTGGAAGGCTGGCCCTGTTGTCCCTGCGGACCTTGCTGTCCCATCGTCAGCATTTGCTGCTGCTGGCCTTGCGTGCCCTGCTGCGGTTGCTGCTGCATCTGGTTTTGCTGCTGGCCCATGCCAGGCGGCATGAGCTGCTGCCGCAGATTCTGCGCCTGCCCGACCTGCGGCACGCTGCCTTGCTGGCCTGACTGGGCGCTCTGGCCGGTCTGGCCGGTCTGCTGCATCGCCCCGTTGTTTTCGTTCTGCCCGGCGATGCTGCTGCCGGAGTCACGCAACTGCTGCGCGAGCTGCCGCAGCCCGTCGCGCGCCTGCTCACGCAGAGCGAGGCCGCGCAGCTTGTCGGCGAGCTTTTGGAACTCCTCTCCCGCGCCCGCAGGCTGTCCCTCCCGCATCCGATCTCCGGCGGCGAGCACATTCTGGCCGACGGTGCGCTGCCGGTCCTCTTTTTCGGACTGCTGTTGAACCTCCTTGAGCGTCTCATTCATGCGCTCCTTCGTCTCGCCGGTGATCTGCGGTGATTTAAGCTGGCTGGCGAGTGTTTCCGCGGCCTTCGCGGCGGTTTTCGCGTTTTTCGCAGCCACGGCATCGCCGAGATCGGCGGTGTCGGTGTGTTCACGCAGCGTTTCGATGAGTTTTTCTGAAGCCCATGCCTCCCTGCCCTTGTCGAAATCGTCCGCGAGTTTTTCCGCGTCCCGTGCGCGGCGCTCAAGCTCCGCGAGGACATCACGCGCGTCCTTCCCGCCCGATTTGGCAAGCTCGGCCGCAGTCTGCTGCATCTTCTGCCTCAAGTCCTCGACCTGCTTGTTTTCGTCATCGTTGAGTCCGGCGAGTTTTTTCTTCTCCGCGTCGGCCTGCGTGAGTTTTTTCGCCTCCTCGGCAGCTCTGCGCGTCATCGCCGCATCCATCGCGACCACCGTCGGGGATGGCGCGGTGACGATGCCGATGAAACTGCCAAGGATCGCGATGAACAGCGGCAGCGCGAGCCAGCGGTCCGGTCTCAGCGGCAGATCCTTGTGCAAAGCAGGCAGCGAACGCGGCAAAACTTCGCGCTGCGCGTCGATGTGGGCGCGCGCGGCATCACCGCCTTCATGACTCTGCTCAAACCACCACGCGGTGGCGAACGCCTCGCGCCTCCCCGCCGCCTGGTCCCACAGTGCCAGCGCGCTGAACGCGCCCGGCCTCCGCCACCAGGCATAAGCCAGGCAGCCGGCCAGCCAGGCTGACAAGCCGCCCCAGGCGGGCAAAAACACATCACGCCCGCGCAACGCTGCGAGAATGATGAGCGCGAGCACCAGCGAGGCGGGAATGAACGTCATGCGCAGCAGCGCGAGCCAGCGCCGCAGCACCACCCTCGCCCGCACCTTCCGCGCCACGGAGGCGAAGACGGTTGCGGCAGGAGGGGCGGTGCTCATGGCATCCATACAATCGCAAAACGGCGCGCGGGCCAAGTACTTTGGGACGCGCCAGGCTTAATCCCGCGCCTTGAGCACGCCCACCATGTCCAGTTTCCGCAACATGCGGCCGACCACCAGAAAGGACGCGCAGGAGGCGGCCATCACGACGACCACGGCCATGGTGTAGGTGTGAAGGCTGATCTGGAGCGGCAGACGAACCGTTTCAGTGCGCACCGTTGCGATGATGAACGTGGCGAG